TGGATATGCTTCAATAGAAATGGTAGATAAACAAAATGATTTAATTACAATAGAAGCATTAGAAAAAGCAGTTAAAGGATTCATGGATGAAAAGAAATTTAGAAATGTAATGTCTAATCATTCAAATGTACAAGTAGGAGAAGTAATAGATTCTTATAGAGATAAGAATGGAGTTATTCATAAATCAAAAGTAGATGATGTAGGATTTTATGTTGTTATTAAATTAAGAGACGATATAGAAAAAGCAAAAGAAATATCAAGAGGTATTAGAAAAGGAACACTACGTTCATTTAGCATAGGAGGGCAAGCAATTTCAAAAAGAAAGCGAACATCTGATGATTTTGGCGAATATAATGAAATTGATGCTCTAGAATTACATGAGGTTACAATTTGTGAAAAGGGAATTAACCCCGAAGCAAAATTTGATATATTAAAAGAGGAAAAAAACAAAGGTGATAATATGACTGAAAAATTGGAAAAAGCCCTTGAGGAGTTAAATGACTTGATGAGTCAAGTTAATGCGCTCCAAAAAGGAGAAGAAGAACAAATGCCGTTGGAAGAAGACATGGAATACATGGCGACTGAAAACGATGAAAAGGCTGATGGAGAAGATGAAATGGAATCTGCTTCTTATGCCGATGAAGCGGAAAAAGCGTTAGATGAAGATAGCACACGCGATTATGAAGCCGGAGAAGAAGTAGTTAGTGGTGGAAATCCAACTGCTACACCTGCTCCACTAAAGGTTTCTAAAGAGTGGGATGCTGCTGACTTTAGCACTTTGGACTTATCTGCTGAAAATGTCGAAAAGGCATATGAGCAGTTTAAGGCTGAACAATTGGAAAAGATTGCTTATGAGAATCTAAATAAGCGATTTGAAGAAAGGTTTGCTACTGAGCAATCAGTTAGAAAAGCCGCAATAGAGCGAAATGAATATGACGCTCGTTCAGAAGTTGCTGAATTAAAAGAGCAATTTGCTGAATTACGCAAATCATTAACAACAACAGAAGATTCACAAATTATTAAGGGAGATACAGTAACACTTCCTGAAGGCTTCCCAACAACAAGCGAAGAGTTATCTTCAATGTCTTGGGGAGACATACATAATTTGGCGAACAAATTTTAAGGTGATTAAATGAGTGGATATATTAATACATTAAAAGACTTAGAAGCCGCAACATACGGATTAACTGGCCCTGCTGGTAATGCTCTATTGAAGAGTTCTGGTGTTGTTGGTGGATTCGGAACGCCCCACGATGCTGCATCAAATCCGTTTAGTGCTGCTAGTGGGTTAGGTGACCTATACAATGTCCTATATGGGCAGAAAGTATGGTCTATGCTAAATCAAGAGGTTAACCCTCTTTCTATCTTAGCAAAAAGACCTTATACTTCAAGTGGATGGAGAGTGCTAAAGAGCCGACCTACTGGTGGTAGTGGTTCAGCATTTACTACCGGAACTACTGCAGTAGCCGCTAATACTGCTGATTTGTCTACCCCAAGAGCAGACCAAATTGGTGGTGTTGAAGAAAACGCTTCATTAGACGGTGCTAATGGATTTAGGCCATTATCTCCAGAATACGCTAAACTCTATGTTAGCCCTAAGACTGTTGCTCATCTATTTGAGTTCTCAGAATTAGGTATGGAATTAGCCGCTATTGATGATGGAGTCGGCGATATTCGTGCTATTGTCCGTGAAGACATGGGTAAACACCACGCAGAAACTCAGAGTAAAATGCTAGTAATGCCATTTGAGTCCTATGATGATGGTACTGCTACAAACATTGAAAGAAACTACACTTCTCTAATGAAGATTGTTTCTTCCGCAGGTGAAATTGCCGCTATGTATAATGCAAACTTATTAGATACAGGTGCTAACAACGGAGATTCTTCCGCAGTAGTCGCTGATGTGAAGAATATCTTTGGAACATCAAGAACAGTATCAGTATCTTCTAACTCTGCAACAGGCACTGCATCTTTCTTAGATGCTGAAGTAGATTTTGGTGATGGATATGCTTCTACTGATGCTAGAGTATTAACTCTAAGTATGATTAACAGTATGATACGCAGAATCCGCCAGAATGGTGGAAACCCTAAGTGTATCTTAACAGGCTATGATACAATTCAGCATATCGCTGATTTACTACAAAGTCAAGAGCGATTTATGGATAGAAAAGAAATTGTTCCTACCCATAATGGTGTAAAGGGCGCAAAGGGTCAAGAAGTTGGATTTAGAGTTGCAACATACTTTGATATCCCACTAATTCCTGCAAAGGATATGCCTTCCACTGGTTCAAACTCAACAAACACTCTAAGTGATATGTTGTTCTTAGACACAGACCATCTCTGGCTATCTGTAATGAAGCCTACTCAATACTTTGAGGATGGAATTAGCAACGGAAACCCATTTGGTGTTGGTAAACTCGGAAATCAGGGAATGTATCGAACAATGGGAGAAACCTGTTGTTCCTTCTTCAAGGGTCAAGGAAAAATTACTAACCTAAAGAGTGCGTGAAGGTGATTAAGCATGGCTTTAGCATATACAGTAACATTGCTTGCTGACCATAAGGGCGTAACTGCCCCAAAGGTTATGGGTGATGAATACATGGTGGATGCGTTAATTGACGTAACTTCTATTGTAGCGGCAGGTTCTGTAATACCTGCTTCTGCATTAAGTTTATCATCAATTCATGCTGTATCAATTACAGGATGCGATAATGCTAATGGCGTATTACCATCAGTAGAAATTAGTGCTGCAGGTGCTTATGAGAGTTCAACATCGTTTGCTCTTATGTTTACTGCATTAGATGGTACTAATGCTACATTGGCTAATGACGCTAATGGCGGTTCTGTTAGAGTAAGAGTTTGGGGAAATCTCTGATTCAGTCTAACAACTGAAATACCATAATAATAAATGCGGCTTCATTCCCCCTTAATTGGGGGAGTGAGGTCGCTAAATTTTTTTTAAAGGTGATAAAATGAGTAAAGTAAGATTAAAAAATATAAAACACGATGGCCCTCTTTTATTAAGAAGGGCTGGAACAGTTTATTCTATAACGCATTTAGAAGACACTCAAGTTCCTCTAAACATTGCTATTGGAATGTTGGGAGATGCAGGGTTAAAAGTAACAATTATCGAAGAAGATAAATCTCTAATAGCAAAATTGAGTGATTATGAATTAAATATCTTGAAAAAAGAATTTAATTTGGAAGGTGATTCTAAATCTGTAGCAAATAAACTGTTCCCTGCAAAGAAAACAGTTTTACCAAAAAAGACTAAACCAGTAAAAACAGTAAATAAGGATATTCCTAAAAAGCCTGTAAAAGTAGTTGATTCTAAAGAAGAAAGCAAAACTACTGATGAATCTTCTGATTCAGCATAAGGTTCATAAGGGAAATCTATTATGGGATAGTGAGGGTTGAAAATGGGAAGTCCATCATGCACAACAAGTGGTGTTATATCAGCATCAAAGTTAGTATCAAGTGATAGAACGAAGTTAATTAGCATTTACGCTACATCAACCACAAACGCATTATTTACAGTTAAAATCTGGGATAGTGCAAACAGTACAACAACAGGCAAAAAAGAAGTAGCCCGCTTGAATCTTCATGCGGGTGGTACTGCTCAAACAATTGAGTATGACTTTCATGGGGCAATTTTAGCACAAGGACTTTATGTTGAATTTTCAACAGGTTCGGGTTCAGTTACTGTTAATTTTGCATAGGTGATTAGATGCCAAGTTTAGAAGATGATACAAGATTAGTAATGACGATTTTATTTGTTGGGGCAGTTAGTGGAGTAAATATCTACTTTTATACCCAATATGGATTTATGTTCCCGTATGCGGGATATACCCACGCCCTATTATTTGGGATATTAACAATAGGTGGGATAATGATTTTGAAAGCAATATTTGATTTATTGCTATTTGATAGAATTGAAGATTTATTATTGCAAAGAAAGATAGATGCTTATTGGTTGAGAAAACAAAAAGAAGAAGAAAATAGGCAAAGAGTTAGAGATACTATGCGCCAATATGAGCAACAGTATGCTCAAAATCAATTTTTCCCTCAACCACCACCACCGCCACAAACGGTATATCCTGAAAATACAATAAGTCCTACATTTTTAACGGTAAATGAGTGAGGAAAATGGTATCAGAATTGTTAATGGGATTTGATGAATCCACATTAGCATATGATTTACAAAGAGCGCACTCTGCTGATGTTTGGTTTTTAAGAGCCAGATTTTTTATTTGGGGATTTGCGGCTTCTGTCGCTAGTTTTGCAATAGGCCATGCTTTACCCTTTTATGGGGTAAACATATATGGTTCTATTTGGGGTGGGATAATTAATTTTTGGAATCATTTATGGTGAATAGAATGGTGATACTAAATGTCGTTGATGGCGGGATTCATAATAGTTGTAGCCGAGAATTTAGGCAAATTGTGGAGAAGAGTTCATTCAGTTCCATTTGGAGTTTATGGCGCAACACAAGTTGGGAAAACAACATTACACCATCAATTAAGAACTAGGGGAGAAGTGCCAGATATACAAAATAGAACTGTTGGAAGAGAAAGAGCACAAAGAAAAACAATTAAAATTGATGGTGATGTTCATACAGTAAAAACTTCTGATTTAGGTGGAGAAACAGTATATTGGACTGAATGGATAAAAGATATGAAACCAAGAAAAATAAAGTATGTTATTTTTATGATTGATGATAGGCATATGAATAAACATTATGATATAGAACAACAATTATGCTGGACATTCTTAGTAGATACAATATGTTCTCCTTATTGGGATAAAG